TGCGGGGGCAGTTTCCCGCCCCCTATATTTTATTCAGCTTTTAAGGATGCCAGACACCGGGTAAGTTCAAGTTCAGCAATTGAACAACCCTTATTCTTATAACCTGAGCATCTATAAATTTGCCTGTAGCAGATTCAATACTAAAGGCAATTTCAGGCGTTGGGGCTATGTGGTATGTTCCGTAGGTTGTATCGCCTACACGGTATTGTGATCCATATAAATACACTGTTTGGGCTGCCGCCTTACAATCATCGAGAATTATTCCATGCTCATATCCGGCGGTTATTGTTGCCGCTCCCAGTGTATCAACGGTTACGGCGAAAGTTTCAGCCCACCCTTGGTATAAGTACGTTGCAGAGGGAATGGTATTAATTGTTGCTGCCGATTCGTTTACTATCACTTCAATTGGAGCATTCCAATTAAATTTAGCAGCCAAAGCCGGGGTATAAAGCCTAAGAATACTGTCGGTGGCGGCTGCACTGGTATCGACAGTATAATAGCTTGTGGCTACAAGCCAATCCTGATTATCAACCGAAGATGTGGATATTGACCATGCCCCCATTTCAGCAACATCGGCAATAAGGACGGTAGCATTAAGACCAGCATAGGAGACGAGCATCAGGAGTATGAGTAAGATAGAGAATATGTTTTTACGCATAATTTGCTCCTTATGGTAACAGTTCAAGTAAACTGTGACGGGCAGGTTCGCCGACCTGGATACCGCACTTAGCGCTTACTTCATCAGTATAGTAACGTCTGTGTTCACGATCTTCACGACCATCTGGATCGAGCATGGTCTGTAGGCTAAAACGATCTTCCTTTCCAGCCCAGAAGCGGATTTTTAAACTATCAACATCCAGCACATAAGCAATTGCTCTGTTTTCTGTGATGTCGTAGGCATGGGTCAGGATGGGGGTTTCGATCAGTCTGGAAGTACCTAAAGATGATCTCAGAGTACCAATAGAATATCCAAACGTCATGTCTGCTCCGCCTTCACTGCTGAAATGTAGTTCACTTTCTTCCTGAGCCCACTTGTCAACTAATGCTCTGAATGCCTGGTTGCAGAAGATATAGGTGAGACCATTATCATTCCAGAGCCTTACTTTCTTACCATAAAACTCTTTCCAGTCATTCCAGGAAAATGTATTGTAATAACCCGATTCCGAGTTAATTGCAAAATTCTTGATGCCTTTTGTGAATGGGATACTGTCTGAACCGATAGTATTTAAACTACCACCAGCACCACGGAAGAAGGAAATTTCCATTCTTTCACGGACACGCTTCATGGCACGGGCAATTTCTACCTTGCGCTTGTTTCCCATGATACGCCGTTTCACATTAGCAGCAGATTCGGATACCTTGGTGTATTCAGTGAAATCCATAACATAGTTATAGAAATTCTCATCCTGTTTGCTGGAAATATAATGAGCTACGTTAGCAATATCACCCCATCCGTCTTTAATGGAAGTTGCATCTACATACAGCTTATGACCTACATGGGCACTGACTACTACTTCCGATGTGGAGGTTGAATCCGGGTTGATTTTGTATGCAGTGAACTGATAATCAGTAAGGGGAGAACCATCTGATGCGTAAGTTGTATAGATATAAAAGTTCTCACCAGAAGTCAGATCATACAACACATTTGATTTTGACAGCTTGAGGTAATCATCAGAGCTTACGGTGAATGTAGATGCTGCCCCTTCCACGGCTGCGGTATTTGCGGTGATGGTTACATATCGAGGACGTTCCTTGAAGGAAGTCCAGTTAAATCTATAGTCATCTGTTTCTGCATGGGATTGAACATTTCCAAGCATAACAAGCAGACCTGTCAGGGAGGGTTCTTTTAGGAACAAGTCGTCACAATACTCATCCCAAAAAGAGTCCAGTATATTAGAGTTAAAAGACGATACCGTCCCAAACCCACCTGGTAAATAATCTCCACCAGACATATTCTATCTCCTATTTATTTGCGACAACCAGCGGAGGCTAATAAATTAGCTTATTTCTTTTTAGACTTCGCTCCACGGAATAAGTCGATGGTTTGAGAACTCTTCTCTTTCGTCTCAAGGTCATAAATTTCCTTAGAGAGAGCTTTGTTCTTATCACCGTCAGATTTGAAAACAAATCCGAGATCACCATCCATATCAAACTGATCAATGCCGTCTCGAATAACAGTGACTTTATCCCGATCTTCTTTTGCCTTTCTGGCTGCCTGGCCTTTGTCGATATTAGAATTGCTGGTCTTTAAAAAGACATCAACAATCTTTTCATTCACTTGATCAACACCGAGGTCAGAGGCAAAAAGCTTAATTTCGTCATAGGTGTAACCCTGGACAATAGCTTTTTCTGCTGCCTTTCGTTCCAGTGTGATTTTTTGCTCATTTTGAGAGTATTTTGACAGTTTAGCGTCCACCCGTGATTCCGCCATTGCGGAGGTCGCATTCATCTGAGCAAGAGACTTTTCCTCATCTTCTAAGGCAAGATACTCGTCCCAGGTCTTGACTCCGGCAGATTCGATAAGATAATCCTTCGTACTCTTCTTTTCTGGTTGTTTATCGACGGGTGGTCGATTTCCTCCAGCAAGTGCATCGAGTCTGAGGTTCATCTTTTCAATGCTATCCATAATAGCTTTATTACCTTCGTCAACTGGTGGCTTTTCAGCCTTTTCCCGGTCAATCTTCTTTTGCTCATTTGTCTTACGTGCTTCGTCCTGGGTTTTGACAATAGTGTTGTAAAGCGATTTGTTAAACTTGGTGTAAAAATCAGGGTTTTTCAGCGCTTCTTCTGGTTCTCCATCCACAAACTGTGCTGGAGCTACTTTCTCTCCTGGTTTAGGTGGACTGACAAGAACCTTATAGTCCTTACCTTCGTGGTTTACTTCAAGCTCAACGGGCTTTTTTTCTTCGCCTCCGCCGGGAGCTCCGTCTTCCACCTTGTCCATCAAGTGATTTTTGGGTACGTAGTTAAACATAAATCCTCCGTAGCCTTTGCGTTGCAGTGAGGCTCGCTTTTTTATATTCTCTGTGCTTACGCAGTGAGAGTTTTTTCATTATTTTCACGGGCAAGTTCATTTTGCACCATCTCATATAATTTATCAAATAAATCAGGTCTATCCTCAAGCTCTTTTGCTAAGGCATAAACCCGATCTTGCTTGCTTTTTAAATCAAGAACCTTTTCCGGGTCATCTAAATCCATTTTTTGAAGAGCAATCTCAATTGGTACATATCCTTTATCTAATAATCTTTCATATTTCTCTGCTCTCTGTGCTTTCAATTCTTCATTTCCAGCCTCATCCACAATCTTTACATAACAATTTGGTGCTGCTGCTATCATGCTCGTATCCAATGTTTCGTTTACCAGAAATTCTACACCAAAATATTCTTCTAAATATACATAATTTTTATATTCAGCAATAGAGTCCTTGGCTAATGTAAATAAGTTAGTTAATAAAAATAAATAAGGGTTAAAGTCTGATTTAGAACTATTGATATTATTAGCAGTTAATATATTAAGAGCCCTGCCCGACTGGTGGCTACCCTGCGCAAATCCATCCTGAATCGGGGTAGAAGAGGTACTTTCGGCAATCCATGACTCCAGTAGTCCGATAATGTTTTGCAGATCCGGACTTGAACCCGGAGGGGTTATAAAACCAACCGGCTTCTCAAGTTTTCCAGGAGTCTCAATAAATTCTTTATTAATTACAACCACCGTATCTTCATCGGGGTAACCATCTTTAAAATCTACCCAGTTATCTATACCGCTTTTAACTACATAGGGTAATGATTTCAGTTTTCTCAATGCAGCAACTAAGTGCATGGATAAAGTAGAATTTAATATATGTTGAGATTCCGCCTGACGGAAGGCATCACTGATCGGATAGCTGCTGTCGGGGTTAGGAACCCCAGGCATTAAGCAATAAGTTGATTTATCACCAATACACCGAGGGGGAGATATTTCGGTATCATACGACGGCAATAAAATGGTTTCATACCAGGCATTATATCTAATCATCTCAGGTTTAGTGACAGCCATCCCCTCTGGAAGGGACTCCCTGTCATCAAAATCCTCAACCTTTGACATCTTCTCTTCACCAACTTCTTTTCTAAGATCACTATCAAGCACATCATAACTTACACCATCATTAAATACAGACTCTAATTTTCTGGTTTTGGTATAATGTGGTCTTAAATACTGGCAAATAACAACCTCTACGTAATTTGTGCTGGTATTATAAGTCCAGCCCTTTCTTGCTACGCCTCGCAAATAAGACTTTCCAGATTCAATCATTTTAATAACTTTTTCTACATCTCCCTTTATCGGAATAGCCCCTGATCGTAGCTTTTCAAAGAATTTGGTTTTTTCATAAGTCTTAATCTCAAAGAATTTATCAGCGTCTTTTAAATATTTATCAGAGCAATTGGGAGGCAGTAAAAAACAACGTGGGTCAACGGTTCTTACCTTTGGGATACCAGTTTTCCAGCCATCTCTTTCCTCATACTTATCCCACTCATATTTAACAACTCCGAAGCCGAGAAATGCTTTGTGCATCACGCTGTAGTCACAACTTCTAAGCATATCAAAAAATTCTATAGCGAAATTAACATTTTTTTCTAAAATATCCTGAGCAACTATAAATCGTTTAAGCCTGTTCTCTAAGGTAACATCTACCCTTGTTGCGAGTAATCGTGAGATTTTCTTATCTATTTTTTCCCAGGTAACATTCACCCATGCCTGCTCAGATTGAATATTACCAAACACACCGTGTTCAAGCCTTTCCTTCCAACATCTGATCCCAACATCCATCATTGCATCGGCGTTTGTTTCATCACGGTAGCTGACAAAATCAGTGAAATCCTGACAAAGTTTTACTGCATCAAAGCTCTGGCGTTCTTTTTTGGTTAAATATTCTCGAATTTCTCTTGTTATCACTGTTACCCCTTAGCTGATGCAAAAACGGAGGAATATAGTTAATTTTGTCAAGTTAATATTCACCCAGCCCCGCAATCAGGTCTTTCTTTTTCTTCTCACGACCCCTTCGTTTCTTCTGCATTGCGTTCTCCTCTTCTATTTCCTTGATCATTGTTTCAATGTTTTGCCTATCGCCTGCCAGATACCTTGTCAGGTCACCAAAATCCTTATATCTTGGCTCAAGCATTCCCGTCATAGTAGTAGCTTCACCCCATTTCATTTTGTAAGAATAATTTCTCATGCCATTCTTTATGTGATAACTTAAATCCCAATCCCAGATCACAAATTTAGAATGTTTATCTGGAAGGATAGTAGTCATAAGTTTTTCAACTAATTTATGACCATATAAAATTTCTGACTGTTGCGAGCCAGCAGCACTATACGACTTTACCCATTCACCACTAAGCCTGTATTCATTACCTAATTCTCTGTAACTATCCCATATCTTTTTCTTTCCCCTGCTCTGGACACAAAACCTTTTATCAAGTATTCTCCTGGCTACAGGTAATTGATCTTCCATGCCGAGGTATGATGATAATTCATATTCTCTTTGGATAATCCCTTCAAATATCTCGTTCTCGGATGGTGATTTATTAAATTCCCAGTAATTCTTATCATTATCAAAGGGGTAACTTGCCATAATTCCATATCTGCCATTCGGGTTTACAAACGCCCAGATCATAGCGTCTGGTCTGGAATCATGAGGGTCAATGACATGGATATAAATAGCATTCTTATCCGGCATAAACCAGAACTTTTCGCCTGCCAAATATGCTTTAAATATCTCTTTATCCACCTTTACAAGGTGTTCTTTCTCATCATATTGTTTGTAAACCATGCCATGATAATGGGTGGGTATCCCTTTCTCTCTGGCTTCTTTTTCATCCTCAGAATAAGTCCTGACCGTTTCCTCAATCTCTTCCTGTGGTCTAAAGCCCCGTTTTCCGAGCTCATTATCCTTGGAAGTTCCATAAATGGTTGCCGTAACTTTGGAATAGCCGGGTCGTCCTTCCCTGATCGCTTTCTCGATTTCGTCCATTGTGTATGCGGGGCAATAGATTGGTGTAAAATTCAAAAACATTATCAAACCATCACGACCCCTACCCTTTATCGCTTTCCACTGAGCGTCATAAGGGGGTTCATCTAATATTGCTACTGAGACATTTGTGGACTCGAACTGCTTTATATCCTGATCATAAGATTTGTATATTAATGACCAGTCATTTTCATCACCAGTATTTAAGCTCGCCAACTTCCTGCCATCGTAGTTGAAATTCCAGTTCTCATACCCCTTCAGGAAATATTTAAAGGTTTTCTCGATCAACTCACCCTTTTTTAATGCAGAGCTTTGTGAGCAGTACCAGATAGTCTTTTCCTTAAATGGGAATTTCCTGAATAATCCAAAATTGAACCAGGGAGAAGCGATCCCATAAAGCAAATTAACTGCTATTAAAACCGATAAATAGGTTTTCCCGATACCGTTTGCCGAAAAAGAAGAGGGCACGGCAATGATATTACCTTTATCCAGGCAATGAGCAAAGTTCCTGATGATTCTTTCATTATCACCCGTAGGAACATAGAATTTTGCCGGATAAGCCTCTGTCAGGTCGAACATGGCTTCTATCTCGGAAGCAACTATCGTATTGGCATTTTTTAATATAGCCTCATACTGAGCACGACTGGTTATTGCTGACTTTGCTAATATATCATTAGTTCTCCAGGGCTTAAAAACCTTTATGTATTCATCAAATTGTACTGGTAAATACTCTAAACCGGTTTGTACCTGATTACTCACCTATAACCTCCACATCGGTGTATTTTGTTATTTCAAGAGGTTTGGCGGATCCATCTGGGTTAAATGACTCCAACCCCAGCACGGGTATATTCTCCAGAGCATTGACGTCCCTTGAGTCTAAGCTGAAATCTTCCAGAAAGCCTGCTCCAGCCAGTTGAAGCATTAATCTTACAGCATCTTTATCGGGTTTGATATATCGTTCAAGGATTTCGGTTTTAACCGTTTTAGCATTAATCTGGATTGTTTTTGTTAGCTGAATTTTTCTACCGAGAGAGGCTTGCTTTAGTGCCGGAAGTAACTCATTACCAAAGAAATTGGTATTTATAACTTGTTCAAAAATGTCATTTACTATTCCCTCAACTACCTTGATCTCTTTTTTATGACGCCCCTCTCTAAATTTCTTATCCAGTAAAGGATATTTCTCAAATGAGGATGGATTAATTTCAAGGGATTCACATATCTGCTGTTTATCTAATCCTATTCCGCTTAAATCCTTTACGAGTTGGGCATAACCTACATCTATTTTTAATTTAGTTTCGGGGTCAATTTCCTCAACGATCAATTCGTATTCTTTAACTTCCGGATAGGTATCTTTAATATTGACCAATAATCGTAAATACTTATATCTAAACCTCGGAGGCATTATCTTAACACGATAATTCATTACATTGAGATTTGCTATTTTAAAGGATTCGGCAATTTCTTCTTTGGTGCTTATACCTTCTTCTACAAGGCGGTTGATATAATCATATAGCTCCTCGTCCTTAATCACAAATAGAAGCCCGGCGTAGATAGTAAGTGAATTGAATTTCCTGCCATTATACCTGCTGACTTTATCTCCGTCTGAGAGGTTGAGTAGCTCCTGTTTATACTTTCCTTTTAGCATAGCATAAAAGCTACGTTTAAATTCCGCCTTTATGTCCATTGATACCCCCTTTGCCTTTACAAATAAAAAAATCGTCATAATATAGTTATTTGTCAACCTATTTTTTTGTCATAAAAAAAGTTATCCACACTTATCCACAAGTTATCCACAAAGTTATTCGCAGGAGATTACATTTGTAAATATAGCAATTTATATATGTTACAAGCATTATTTTTGTTTGGAACGGGTTTTGCTCTTAATATAATTATTACTACTACTTTGTATTTATATAGTCTTTCTTTAATACTTATTATAAATAAAAGGAAAACTTATTTAAACTTTTATCTTGACTTATATTCCATTAAATTATTAATTTGTTTTCGATATTAGGAGGTGTGGAAGATGAAACTTAAACAGGTACTTACGATAATGGTTATTATTGCATTGGTGGTTTACATAGCAATACTTCATCATCGAGTTGATGTAGCGGAGAAAAGATTTAATTACCTTAATCAGAATATTAATATATTATCAGAGAAAATTGACACTCAAAACGTAAAACTGACAAAGGTACAATTTGATAACTGCGCAGAGGGGAGCGAGGTTAAGGTTGGGGATAAGTTTGAATTTAATGGATACGGTGTAACTGTGGTCAGGAGGGGGACAGTGGCATTACTACATGGAACTCTCGGTTATCATATTGATAAATTTAAAAGATGCTTTGTTTCTTTTGCAGAAAGAGTTTTTATTATTTGGGATAACAACCGCATGACAAATGTAGAGAAGGTGGTGGTATGAAAAAGACTATATTTATTATCCTGATGTTGGCTACGTTGATGCTGAGTGGAAGCTATGAGGTAACTGCGATTGACACGATAGTTGGCACTGAGGGTTATAGCGATTTCAAGTATGAGGCGGTCGAGGTTGATAGCACCCTACTCGACACGCTTAGTTATAGCATAGGTGCTGTGAGCAATTATTTTGATTTTTTGCCTGTAGATTATACAAATTATGTCTGTCACTTTGGAGAATATGAAATAGATTTTAACATAGAAGATGAATCCTTGACGATAGATGGGTTGCTGTACGAGAAACCGTCTAATCAGGAGTCTAATTCCGAAATAGACGAAATTATCCAGTATTATAAACTGTTCAAGCAGATTGAGACGTTAGATGCACGGATAGAGACATTGGAGCAGAAGATTGAGGTGTTGGAGCAAGCGGTTGAGAATGAGATATTTGAGCAACCTAAACATAACCCAAACATACAGAATTTGCCAATATATCCTAAAGATGAATTTTGGGAATGGAAGCAACTATACGGAATGAAATTTAACATGCCGATAGTTGACCCTGAATGGGAACGGTTTATGGAATGGAAAAAGAGACAGCTAAATCCAGAGAAGGTGACTATTGATACTGTATATACACTTGACGAGATTATAGCTGACTCATTATGTGTATTTGGTAAACTTGAAATGCTTCCCCCTACAGCACAGGGAACAACAGAATATCCAACTCCGTATAATTACCGTGATGATGATATTGACGCTATCTTAGACGAGCTAAGCGATATGTGGGAAGCGATAGATAAGATAAATAGGAGGTTGAAATGAAATGGGATGGCTATATTCACGTAAATGGCGAGTTAATCGTTAAAAGAGTGTGGAATGGAAGGTCATTAATTGATCAAGCTTCTCCATTTGTTAAAAAAATATTTTGAGCCAGTTGAAGCTAATAGTAGAGACGAAGCCTTTGATAAAATTTCCGACAGGGAGGCAGAAAGTGAACATGAGTCGCCATAACGAGCAGGTAATGTTTTCACACAAATACCTGTATCCCTACTTAAAGCAACACATTAAGAATCTCGATGATTTGACCGTGCTGGTTGTGGGTTGCGGGGAAGGCGGGGTAGTAGGTAATTTTCGCAGTCATGGAATTGAATGTGAGGGGCTGGAGATAAACGAAAAGCTGATAGAGGGCGACTTTGTAATGATCGGCGACATTACAGGAATGACCAGGGCGATACCGTTGTCAGCCGGAAAGGGGTATGACCTGATAATAATGCGTGATACCATTGAGCATATTCATGTTAAGTGGATGGCGTTTCATAATATAAGGTGTTTGTTAAACAATGGCGGTTATCCCTACATTACGTTTCCACCGAAACACTCGGCGTTTGCCGGACACCAGCAGAATTTGAAAACATTTCTCAGGTATATCCCCTTCGTGCATTTACTCCCACTGTGGCTGTTATCACTGTCTGGAGAGGAGGAAAGAAGGCTGTGGAAGGTCAAGAATACTTACATGGTTGGCATGAATATATCAAGGTTTAATACTCTCACAAAGAGGTTTAACTTTGTTCCAGTGATCAAAAATTACTTTATATCACGACCCGTATTCAGACTTAGATACGGGTTGCCCACTATCAGGGGCAATAAGCTGTTCTGTATGGGATGCGAGTTTCTGATGAAATTAGAAAACATGGAGGAAAAATGAAAGAATCTGAAAGAGCAAATTGGGAAGTCAAATGCACTCGGAGAATTAAAGTTCAGGAAGGGTTGGTTCTGCAAACATATCTTGATCAGAAAAACATCCCATCGTTTGGATATGGAACGAATCTAACTATCCCGTTCATCACGAAGGAAAGGGAGTTTATATTCTCTCATCTCTTTGACTCGATGGGTATAGCGAGTTTTCTATTTGATAGCAAATTTGATGCCTGTAAGCTGATTGTAGGTGGAATTTTAGAGAGACAATGCTCCCTGCTCCTTTCAGATATTCCAGATAACGCCAAAATTGCCTTAGTTGACATGGCGTACAATATGGGCGGAGGTGCTCTGGCTAAGTTTGCCAAGATGTTCAAGGCAATTCTTAGAGATAACTGGAATGGGGTCGCTGACGAGTGCCTGGACAGCATATATGGCAGGGATAAGTTCTCTAAAAACAGGGCTTCGTCAAATGCGGACTTGCTTAGAAGTTGTGCGGGATGATCTCAGAGGCTATCGAGATACTAAGAGAATACGAGCCAGAAGAGGGGTATTACCTCGCCATCTCCGCAGGGGGAAAGGACAGTATGATTTGTTATGATCTGTTAGAAAAAAGCGGAGTTAAGTTTGATGCCCATTACAACGTAACAACAATTGATCCCCCAGAGGCGCTTCGTCATCTGAAAAAGCATTATCCAAAAGTGATCTGGCATTATCCAATTTACAAAGGCAAACCAACCAATTATTACCAGTTGATCAGGCTAAAGGGATTGCCATTGAGGCAAATGAAATGGTGCTGTGAGGTATTGAAAGAGTACGGTGGCTTCGGAAGATTAATGATCGATGGGATAAGATCAGCGGAAAGCCTTAAACGATCACGAAGGGTTAAAAAAGAATACTTTCTAAATAAATACTATAAGAAAAAATACAAAGGGAAAAACGTGCCAGATGAAATTCTCGAAGAATTGGTAGCAAAGCAGAAAGCAAAATACGTTATCCATATCATATTTGAGTGGACAGACAAGGATGTCTGGGATTATATCAAGGCTGAGAAACTTCCATATTGTGAGCTATATGATCGGGGTTGGGAGCGAATAGGATGTATAGGTTGCCCTGAATCTCGCAAGAAAGACATTGCCAGAGCGTTTAATACCTATCCAATAATAAAAAGGAATATCATCAAAGCAATTCAGCGCACGATGGATATTGGAAGGTATTATTTAGAGTTTAACGATGCCGAAGATGTATTTAATTGGTGGATAAGCAAAAAAAGTGTTGTTGATTACTTTGCGGATAAATTACAGATCAAACTGGATATATAGAAGGAGAATTATATGTCATCAATAAAGGAACTCTACGAAGAATTGAAAACAATGGTGGGCAAAGAAGAGGTTGACCGTAAGCTTCGTAATTGGTTAATGAACTACAGGCGTAATCTCAAAAAACCAGCCATAACGGCAGGCAAAAAGAAGTTCCAGAAAGAGTGTCAGGAGGTACTGGCTCACCTTAATTCCTTAATGGATACCAGATATACTTTGACCGATACTTATGCTACAATGATCGTTTATTGGCTCAAGCTGGGAAAGACCGTGAGTGACTTCAAGATAGTCCATTATAAAAAATATGCTCAATGGTATAACAATGACGATATGCGCCAGTACATCAGACCTTCCACACTGTACCGGAAGTCGAACTTTGATCAATATCTACAGTCCTATTATGCGGATCAGGCTCATAAACCAGGGCAGGGCGAAAGCGGATCTACTAAACCATTACCAGAAGTAAAACAAGCCGACAGCCCAGAACGGCACAAAGAGCTTATGAAGAAATTTGAAGGGGTAAAGAAAAGACAGCTTGAAAACAGGAAGGAAGAGGATGATAGGTTGCGTAAGAGAGAAAAACACCGATACAATGTGCTGGATCAAATCAAGAGATTAGAGAAGGAAAAAGACATGAAAGAAATAATTGGTGATAAATAAACTTGACATAGAATTTGGTTTAGAGAGGATAAGCATCCTCCTTATATAAAGGGCTGGCAGGTTTTTGATATCCCCTGCCAGCCTCTTTTTATCTAAAAAGGTTTCTCATCACCCACTGTTCTTAAAACGGTGTCTTTGATAAGCATTTTAACCGCTTCTTCTTTGGTTTCATCTAACACTAACACCTCAAAGAGTTCCTTGAGCATTTTAGGGTTATTTCCAAAGCGATAGTCCTTTATGCGATCAGATTCGGGTCTAAATTTGTTTCCATCTGAGTACAGATTAAACAACAGCAAGGTATTCCATTTATCAATGATATAGGCAAACATATGCGCATTGAACTCTTTATCTGCCTCACTCGCCCCCATAATATGACAATAAAGATGCCAGATTTCGTGGTACAGGGTGTTGAACATATCTCTTCTGGTGCGATCCATAATGGTATTCTGATTGTCTTTTATGAACTCATATTTTTTGGAAATATATATCTTCTCTTCCGGGAATCTGATAATCCCGTTCATCACGTCGTCCTTAAGCATTACATAATCAACTAATTCTACATTGTATTTGACATTTGTGATAAACACCACACTCGGTATTTCATTCATATTTTCTCCTTATTTGTTAAAATAAAAGGGCTGGGTAGATTAAGTCCAGCCCGCTTTCTTTCGGTTTTGGCGTTAAGCCGCAACTTATAGATGTGAGATTAATACGCCAATAATTAATTTAGCAGTAACCCTGTCAAGAAATCCTCATCGGCATGACGTAATGCCTGACAGTGATCACACCGGGCTCTTGATCATCAGTGTAATGATTTGTGATCATTATGGGGTTGTGGCGTTTGCTATTGCTCACATAAACCTTGGCAAAATCCGTATTTACCCTGCGGAGAGCAGTTTTAAGGAATTTACCTCTTGCTGCCAGTTCGATATTTTTACCTTCATAGAAATGAAATGCCGGATCAAGTTCAATGTGGCTTCTGCCTTCGTCAAGACTACTGGCG